TTATAAATATAAACACAAGTGTTTGTGAATATAAATATTTTATTGTATTTTTGCAACCGAATTACAGAACGAGTTTAAAAACTCTTTTGCAAAGATAAAGAAAATAATTTAAAATACAAATAAAATGGGAGAAAATTTTAATTATGATTTCAGAACCCCACTGCAGAAGCAGCAGGACGAAAGAAAGAAGAACATCATAGCGATGTTTGCAGATTTCCGAGCAAAGGCACCTGCCGAGACCTCAGACAGCAGAATAATGCTCGCAGTTTCACAGCGTGTTGGTTGCACCCAGCAGAACGTGCGTGTTATCCTCATTAAGGCTGGATTGATAACACCAAAGAAGAGACGTGCAGCCGTGCGCAAATAATCAAGTAGAACCAATTTAAACATTCAGAGCGTATGAAGAAGTTTATCGAGATTATCACAAGTGACGAAGTATTATCCCTGGCAGTTGCCATCATGTTAGTAACTTTAATCTTTTGGAGGGCATAATATGACGAACGAAGAACCAAAGGTAGCTGACGCAGGCAGATACACCATGACAGAAACCTGCAAGGTACTGGGCATCCATCGCAACACCCTGCGCAGATGGTTGCAGGCTGGTAAGATTAAGGTCAAGTTCCGCAGAATCGACAACCGCAAGGTTTTCGAGGGCAGCGAGATTAAAAAAGTTTGGAGGATTGCATTATGAGTAAGACATCAATCAATATGAGCTGGAAAGAAATGATACAAGTGGAACGTGGAGCCGATATTACAGAAATGGAAGCTCCTATTCCTAGCACGATTGGAGAAGGCTTCACCTTCTTCCTTAATGGTAAGGAATATACCACAATAGGTGGATATACGAAAGGAAAGCGTGATGTGGAGTTTTACATAACTTCTTATATAGGTTATTGTGGTGGAGCAGAGCATTACTATTGTTCTATTAGTATTCATGTGGAAAACAGAAACGGAAACTCAACTATAGGAGGATACTGTGGTGGTATAGAAATTCCTAACGAGTACCAAAGTTTCAAAGCGAGTATAGTCAGACCTCTTTCAAAAGAGGAAGCGGCAGACACTGAAAGATGGAAATGGTACAAAGAAGGTGACATGGTGGAAGCATTTTGTTCACTCAAAGAACTTAATAAATGTATCGAAACTATCCGTCAGATTTTCCCGGAAGATAAATGGAATGTCGTGATTAAAAGAAGAATTTAGCATTATGGAACCAAGAATTATCAAACAATGCGAAGAGGCAATGTACGATGCCATCTGGCTGGAGTTAGACCGTGATCCACAGCGACCAGCGGTTGCAAGGGTAGATATTAAAACCAAGGCAGGCAATATCTGCGTATGGTGCGACAGAACCGGGAACACAGCGGTCGTGACGCACAAGAATAGCAACAACGACAGCGAGCGGCTGGAGGAAGCTATCGAGGGCTGCGTCAACTATCAGGACGTGATGGACGACTGGCTGGAGGAGAACAGCCAATACGCAGACCAAGACCCGATGGACGCCTTCGAGGAAAGCAGGCTCGACAGCCTTATGGCTCAACTGGTTTGATTACGATGTTAAACAATTATTATATGGCTCCCTGCAGCGGCAGGGCAAAGGGCGCACGCAAAACTCATTTTTCAAGGTTATCTAAAATTAGTTGTTTTTACCATGTAATATGCGGAAACGACAGCGTGCGCCCTGCAACGGAAGGGCATCCACCAGCAGGAAATGGTGATGTAGCAATCAACTGGGGTTCGAATCCCCAGCCTTCCACTAGAGTTAATGAACAATAAGTTGAACAATAAAAAGAACGAATTATGGAAAATGAAATTATTCAAGTAAGCGGTGGAGAAATGCTGGAAGCCATCAACCGTTCGGAGATTGACGGACAGATTGCAACAGCGCACAAGTTCCCGAGAGACATCATGCAATGCAAGCAGAACATGGTAGCACTGGCAGCGATGGACGATGATGTAGCATACAACTGCTTCTACCACCTAGAGCGCAAGGGCAAGGATGGTCAGGTATCGGTTATTGAGGGTCCTAGCGTGAGATTTACAGAAATTATTTCTGCATGTTGGAAGAACCTGCGCATCGCGGGTCGCATCATCGCAAACGATGGAAAGACCATCACGGCACAAGGCGTCTGCCACGACCTCGAGAGCAACGTTGCCTACTCTGTCGAAGTGAAGCGAAGCATTCTGACCTCGAAGGGGTACACCTTCTCGCAGGACATGCAGGTGGTAGTTGGCAATGCAGCCGTGGCGATCGCCCAGCGTAACGCAATCTGCAAGGTCGTGCCGCAGGTATTGATTGCAGGCGTGGTGAAAGAAGTGCAGGCAAAGGCACTTGAGCACATCAAGCAGACTGGCGTACAGAGCCAGTGGAAGAGCTGCGTAGCCTGCTTCCAAGTGTACCAGGTAACAGACCTTATGCTGCTGGAATACCTGGGCAAGAAATCAGCCGAGGAAGTAACGGCAGAGGACATTCAGAAGCTGGCTGGTGTGTACAACGCCATCAAGGAAGGTACGACCACAGTGGAGGAGACCTTCAAAAAGCCAAAGCAGCAGGAAGCCATCGCACAGCAGGCGCAGGCAGCAGCCGAGAGCGCACAGAAGAAGGCAGAGAAGGCAATGAGCCGCAGCCAAGGAAAGACTGGCACAGCAGCGAAGAAGTAGTTTAGTTTATAAAGTTATAACGTTTGCCCGAACCGCCACGGCACAACCTATGGGGTGGGCTCCCATCATAACCTACCAAGGGAAGCCGTGGCAACTATTAAACATTCAGTAAAATTATGGCAGAAAAAGAAAACAATCAGAGACACAAGAGCACCATCGACAAGTACTTTGACAGAACCGCCAAGGCATACAAGACATGGGTCGAGGAAAACGAGGAAGAAAGAAATTTTCTACAGATTTCAGCAGAAGATAATGGGGATTTAAGCGAAGAAGGTTGCAAAGGCTTCGATTTCCATATTGCCTATTCCGGAAAAGCCGATATTCTCGCAAGTGGACTTGTGCATTCAATGAAGAGGGATGAATTCGTTCGTCAGCTTATCATTGGAGCAGCGAAAATGTATTATACCGCAAACATAAAAATAAAAGACAATGAAACAGATAATCAAATATAAAAGCAGAGAGGAGTGGTTGCAGAACCGCTCCAAGGGAATAGGTGCATCAGAGGCAGGCACAGTACTGGGACTGAACCCATGGGAAACACCATACCAGTTGTGGAGACGCAAGAAGGGTATCGACCCACCAAAGGTTGAGAACTTTGCGATGGTTGCAGGACACCTGCTGGAGGATGCCGTGGCACAGTTCTTCAAGCGAGAGAGCCACTGCCACATCATCAAGGCGAGCACGGACGACTACACCATCACGAACACCGATACTCCTTATCTGAGAGTATCTCCTGACCGCACCTTCTGGAGAACCGGAGCAACACACAACGAAGCGAGCAAGAGCATCCTCGAGTGCAAGACAACGCAGATGCAGATAGATGCAGATGACCTGCCGAAACATTGGTTCTGCCAGCTTCAGATGAACCTCGGAGTGGGAGAATACAAGGATGGAGCACTTGCCTGGCTGACAGCAGGCAGGGAGTTCGGCTACCGTGACATCGATTTCGACCCCGAGTTCTTCGGATGGATGAGGGACGAGATAACCAAGTTCTGGCTTGACTACATCGTGGGCAACCAAGAACCACCTGCGTACAGCGCACAAGACGTTCTCTTGAAGTCGCCACTGCACAAGGCAGGAAAGGAGATTGAAGCCACAGCAGAAATCGGGGATATGCTCATCGAGTTGAAGGAAATCAAGGAGAAGAGCAAGACACTCGAGAACCGACAGAAGGAGATCGAGGACAACTTGAAGCTGTTCTTCGGGGACGCAGAGAGCATCGTGGACGGAAACGGCAAGACGCTGGCAACGTGGAAAGCACCGAAGGCAAGCGAGAAGTTCGATGCCAAGGCTTTTCAGACAGACCATCCCGAGGAATGCGCTGCCTACATCAAGCAGGTGCAGGGAGCAAGAAGGCTACTCATCAAGTAAAGGCAGGGCTTATGGCTAGCGTTCCTTTATCGAAAACCGACCTAAGGAATATAATTTCTCAACTGGAGAATTATATTTCCCTATGTGGGAAAGTGACAGCACCGACCGACACAAGCCAGCGGAACAAAATCCGGATGGCTACAGTGTTAAAACGGAAGCTGGAGAAAAAACTATCATTATCAGAATAAAATTATGAACGATTCATTCATCTTATACACATCAGACTATCAACTAATCGAGGGGCTGACGGACGAGCAACTCGGGCAACTGACCCGGGCACTCTTCATATACGCAAGGGATGGCGAGGTTATCAATCTGGAACCAGTCGTACGTATGGCTTTCGTCTTTATCAAAGACAAGATTGATAGAAACCAGCAGAAGTATCAAAAGAAATGCGAACGTAATCGGGAGAACATTCGTAAACGATGGAATAAATCGAATACGAATAATACCAAAGAAAACGAACGTATACCAAACGATACGAGCGTATACGAACGTATACCAAACGATACGACACGATACCTATATGATAGTGATAGTGATAGTGATAGTGATGCAAGTAAACTTGCAGATAATAATAAACCTTCTAAAGAAGGTATTCAGAGTGCATCGGTCAAGACCGAAGCACCCGGTGGCGGCAAGGTTTCGAAATCTCAAAATATAGACTATGCTGCCGTCAAGGAATACTGGAACCGCAAGCATGATGAGACGAAGAGTGCGATGCCGCCTATTACGCTCATGACTGAGAACCGCAAGGTGATGGTCAAGGCAAGGGTTCGTCAATGCAAGGGAGACGTGAAAACTCTGTACCGGGTAATTGACATTGCGATGGCATCTGACTTCATGAACGGCAATAATAAGCATGGCTGGCTCGGAAAGTTTGATTGGATATTCGGTAATGAGCAGAATTTCGCAAAGGTGCTGGAAGGCAACTTCAACAACGAGCCAGCCACAAGCCAGCAGCCGCAATCGGCAGCAGCCAGAGCGCAGGATCCAGTTGCAACGGCAAGACCGAGCATCGGGGAACTCTACGAGCAAGCCAAGCACCAGCAGCCAGCGAGCCAGCAGAGCCAAGACAGCAAGTTCCGGTGGGTAATCCAGCAGAACCTTGCAGACTTGAAGAAGAACCCGAACAACAAGCCTGCCAAGGATTCGCTGACAAGATACTACGAGAAGGGAGTTCTGCAGCGGCTTGGCATTGACTGGAAGCCCGAAAAATAACGAATGAGGGCAAAATCAGCCGCTCTGGGACGTTTTCACGCTTCGGGCGGTAAATTATAAGGCAAACAGATTTTAAACACTTAAAACAAAAGAATTATGGGAAAAGAAGTATGTATTGTAAACAACGAATGCTTCAATACAGAATACCCGGTAGGGTCGACAATTAGCATTGAAGGTGTAAATTGTAAGGTGGTTGAAGATATAGGCTTACCTGGGGGGAACTTCCACGAGTGCATCTTGAACGGTAAGAGAGAAGGCATTATGTGCATGAATCTTGCTTGCCTGAACACCGAAAGAGAAGACCACAAGGACGTACACTTCATAAAGATTAGAAGCCATGAATGAATTATTTTTCCACGAATGCAGAGCCGCAGGGCTCGTATTCAAGACCTCAGACGACTGGTTCAAATGGCTGACCGATAACAGCTACGACATCAAGAAGCCAGTTGCGGAGCATGAAGGCTTCCAGTACAATATCAAGGATATTTGCATCAATCCGCACGTAATCGAGTATTTCGTAGAGGGTGCAGACAACTTGGGATGGAAGGTAATGACCGCCAACACGCAGTTCGGCTGGATATGGGGCTACAGCATTCAGAAGGGAAAGCACGGATACGATAGTCCGGCAGGCTACCCGAGTAGATATGACACTATCAGCATCTTCTACGGTAATGAGAAAGAAGCGGTTCAAGATGCTCTGACCTGCATCATCAGAGACCTTGAGAAGAATGCTGGAAACAAGAACACCAACCTCCTTCTCTGGGCGGCTAAGAAGAAGCGAGCAGACATCATTCATCCACAGCAGGAACTTTTTAAATAAAAAAAATATGAAAAAGATAGAAATCATCACAGACGAACACCGACATCACGTATACGTTGGCAACACCGATTTCTGGCTCAATACTCAGGAACTGTTGGAACTTTATTTTAAACTCGGACGAGTGAAGTTATAAACAATAAAAACATTCAGACAATGGAACAGAAAGATATTGATATTTATGAGATTTTGAAGGACGTAGAGTGTGGCACAGAGTTATACACGTCAAAATGCGGAAGGGTGTGGCTCAGTGGAATGGCAAACGACAAGGACAGTGCGAAAGCAATCTGGACTGAGGACGAAGCTGGAAGAGAACACTTTTTCGACAAGAACGGAAAAATCGATAAAGAAGGAGAACCTCTGCTCTTACCTTCGAAAGAAATGCGAGACTGGAGCAAGTTCTTCAAGAAGGGAGACGTGCTGGTTTCCGAAGATGGAAGTGTTCATATTATCTTCGAGAAGTTTACGGATGATACATACACCATTTTTGCTGGTAAGCATTACTATGTCAAGAGCGGCATAGCACCTTATTACGAAAGAGTATGCAGTAATGCCATTACAGAAGTATTCACTCTCGAGGCAGAGGATGCAGCCAAGACCTACATCAGAACCATCGAGGAGCGATTGGACGGTAAGCTGAACCGTGAGACCCTGGAGATTGAGAAGCCAGCGAAGCCAGTGTTTGAGTTGGGCAATCTTTACGTCTTCAACGAGCAAGACGAGGACGGAGAACTGACAATCATCGGCAAGCTCATCGGCAAGAACGAGAGCGAGGACACGCTGACATTCGGCAACCAGTACGAAATCGAGAACGAGAAGTTCGTGACCGACCAAGCCTTCGACCTGCGTATCAGCGTACACGAGGAACTTCGAGAAGCGACAGAAAACGAAGTCGAACTGTTCAACAAACATTACGACATCTGGAAGAAGAAAGAGAAGGAAGCGATGGAGCAGCCAGACTTCAAGCCTTTCGACAAGGTGCTGGTGAGGGATGGAAAAGAATACGAGTGGTTTCCAGCGTTATTTGTTCGTGACCGTGGTGAGGGAGCAAATTATAGATATAAAGTCTTGCCTCTCCGCAGCGGAAAATCATCGGAATACTCCTGCTGTATCCCATACGAGGGAAATGAGAACCTCATATTCACTGACCACGACACCGAGGATTTACCATTCTAAAGAGCGTATGGCGAGTGAATTATGCAAGGCTTGCGATTCCGGGCGAAATTGCTTAAATGGCATCTATTGCCCGGAGCGCAAGCAATATGTAGAACATCAGGTAATACTTGAATGCAATGAGCGATTTCATAACAAGGGAGAAGAACAGAACGTACTACCAGGAACACCGGGAACAGATCCTCAGAGCCACGAAGGAGTGGCGAAAGAGAAACCGGGAAAAATACCGGGCGTATCAGAAGGAGTACTGGAGTAAGCACTACCGGAACTACGGTACGAAGAACCGGGTAGCCGACAGAGCGATGCATGAGAGGAAGAACCCTGCAACATATTCATTTTGTTATTCATTTATTTTGCACCCGCAGGCACAACTTCCGGAATCCCTGCCAGCTTTCTCTATCTCAACCAAAAAGAAGGGAAAGAAAGGGGTAGGGGAAAGATAGGGATAATAACGCATGTGTGCACGTATATGCGCACGTAAAGGGTGTTGGATAGTAAACTACACCAGCAAAACAAAATAAACGCTTATGCGTGAAATTTAAACAAAATAATTACTTTAAAGAAAAAATGGAAAAAGGAACAGTTATAATTGGAATCGACCCGGACAACCAAGAAAGCGGTGTCGGAGCAGTCTTCGATGATAGAAAATTCTTAGCCTATAAAATGAACTTCCCGGCTTTGATAGATTACCTAAAGGCTATGAACGAGAGTTGCAAGAAGATTAAGGTCGTTATTGAAGGCGGCTGGCTCAACAAAAGCAACTGGCATGTGATTAATCGGTTCATGACAGCAGTCAAGGCAGCAGCAATCGGACGCTCTACCGGAATGAACCATCAGACCGGAATCTTGATTGTCGAGTGCTGCAAACACTACAATATCCCCTGCGAAATCATCAAGCCACTGAAGAAGTGCTGGAAGGGTAAAGACGGAAAAATCACGCAAGACGAAATTGCTTATTTTGTAAGCGCAGGAGAGAAAATGCCGAGAATGAACCAAGACCAGAGAGACGCACTTCTCCTCGCATGGGTGTGCGCAGGATACCCGGTCAGAGTTAAACCGCAGAAGCCACAGACAACCCTGCAGAAGACCATCAGAGCTTTTGATGGATAATACAAAAACGAAGTGTTGGAAAAAGTTAAAAGTGTGCAAAGAACAAACAACTAAAGCAAAAAAGTAGTATCTTTGCCGAGGTGTTTACCAGATAAGCACGAATTTCGAACTTAAAACAAGAAGAAAATGAAAACAGAAGAAATCGCACTATCAAGGGTCAGCGAGAATGAGGCGAACCCTAGAGAGATAAGTCAAGCGAACTTTCAGAAGCTTGTGCAGAGCATCATCGTGTTCCCACGAATGTTGACCCTGCGCCCGATTGTTATTGATGAGACCTTCCATGCATTGGGTGGCAACATGAGACTGAAAGCCTTGCAGCACATTGTCACGATGGACGAAGCAGGCATTCAAGTGAAGCTGGATGCAGAGCAGCGTCTGTCCGATGAGGAGCAAGCCGCATTGATTGAGTATTGGCAGGGATGGCAGCAGCAGCCAACAGTTACCGTGGTGAGCGCATCAGACTTGACAGAAGCACAAAAGCAGGAGTTCATGATTAAAGACAACCTATCCTTCGGCAACTGGGACTTCAACGACCTTGCGAACCGATGGGACAGCGCACAGCTTCAGAACTGGGGTATGCCAGTCTGGAACCCAGCACCAGTTGAAGCAAGCAGCACCAGCAAGTGCAAGAAGAAAGACAAGGGCGACCCATTCGCAGGGGAACTACCTCCTGAAATCGAAGGGCAAGACTTAACTCCTGACGACTTGCCTACGATAATGGGCGATGGCGTTTTGCCACGTGAGAACGTAATCATTCACTACAAGCCAGCCGATGAGCCATTCCTTGCCAAGCTTCTGGGAGTTGATCATATCGACCGCATCGTCTGGAACTTTGACGAACTGAAACCAAGACAAGAAGGAAAGGAGGAAGACAATGGAGAAGAATAAAATCGAGAACATCAACCTGCACGACCTGGTGGAGAACCAAGACAACCCACGCAGCATTGAGCCACAGCAGATGCAGAAACTCGTTGAGAGTATTCTGACGTTTCCGAAGATGTTGCAGATGAGACCAATCGTCTGTAATGAGAACCGAGTTATCCTCGGAGGAAACATGAGATTCCGTGCCCTGCTCAACATCGAGCAGATGGAAGACGAAGCTATCAAGAACGCAATAGAGACCGTTGCCGTGAAACTGACCGATGGAGAGAAGCAGCAGCTTTGCAGCCACTGGGAGAAGTGGAAGGCAGAACCAAAGGTCGAGGTCGTTATTGCTGACAGCCTATCCGATGAAGAGACGGACGAGTTCATCATCAAGGATAACGTCTATTTTGGCAGCTGGGACGAAGAGAAGCTAAAGGGAGCATTTGATGTGGACGATATGCAGCGATGGGGATTGAACCCCTGGGAAATCCAGCAGGAAGCCACGACCTACGAACCAGCAGAGGACGAAGAGCAGCGCATCATCATCGTATACCGCAGCGAGGACGCACAAGCCGTGGCAGACATGCTGGGACTTGACGCAATCGAGAAGCGCAACTTTGATGTTGACGAACTCAAAGAAAAAACCGAATAGTCGGAAATTTAGCGTTTAAGTCGGAGAAACGTTTGAAATGGATAAACTATCCGCTCTGAACAATTCAATCCGGCAGAGGCGAAATTTAACAAAAATAACTCGAATATGAGAAAGACTTGTGTTTTTATCATTGGAACCAACGCCAGCGGAAAGAGCACCGTCGCCCGAAAGCTGATAGAAAGCTTTGGTGGCATTGAGAGCTACAAGGACGGAATAAGCAGCACCCAGCAGGGAGTTGCATTTGCAGGGCGATACGATGTTAAGTACGGAGGTGTTGACAATCTGAACGGTACGACCATACTTCGGGACATCGTGAAGAAGGCACTGGAGAGCACCGACTGCATCATTTGCGAAGGTATGAGACTTAAATGCTGGGGTCCGAACTTGACGCATGCAATGTTCAATGCGGACAGACAGATTGTAATCTTCTTATACGCACCACTGGAAGAAATCCAAAAAAGGCTCGCAGAACGGTCGAACGGAACGTTGAGCAAGGATATTATCCGGGGACAGCGAGAATCGGCACACTCGGCAAAGAAATGGCAAACTGCGGGGTGTGACGTTGTAGCGATAGACACCACGAAGCAGACAGCAGACCAAATCGCAGACTTTATCATCAACAAAATAAATTCATGAGGATATGGCAGAACATTATGGCAACACGCCAAGAATAACATACGAGTTTCCCGACTGCTCAATGCCAATGGCTTTTGACACTTACAATAATTGCAGCTTTGGCTGTATGTATTGCTTTGCTCAGAACCAGCGAGGTATTGGCAGCAAGAAAAAGGAATACCTGAACAAGGAGGTTAAGGACGTGAGCGTTGATCGCATCAAACGAATGTTCATTGACCCCGACAAGCACGGTGGAGACTTTGCGCCATACATCAAGGCTCGCAAGGTTATGCAGTGGGGAAGCATGAGCGACCAGTTCGACAACTTCGAACGTAAGTACGGAACGACACTGGAACTTTTGCGCTTCTTCAAGGATATAGACTATCCGCTTTGCTTCTCGACCAAGGGAGCATGGTTCACCAAGGATGAGCGATATATGGACTTGATCAGAGGGCAGAAGAACTGGAACTTCAAGTTCTCAATCATCACCAGCGATGCAGAGAAGGCTAGAGTAATAGAGCGAGGGGTGGAAAGTCCACAAGCACGACTGGAAGCCATCGAGCGCATCGCCAATGCAGGGGCAGGAGGGGCTACGCTGAGACTTAGACCCTTCATCATCGGAGTGAGCACGCCAACGTACCTCGACCTTATCAAGGAGGCATTCAACAGAGGGGCTACCGCTTTGAGCACCGAATTCTTCTGTCTTGAGACGAGAAGTCCGACATTGAGGGAATTGTTGCCTACCATCAGCAAGATGGCAGGTTTCGACATTCTCGCATTCTACAAGAAGTACAGCGTACAGTCCGGCTATCTGAGACTGAACCGCAAGGTCAAAGAACCGTTCTTCAGGAACATGAAGGAACTGTGCGACCAGCTGGGAATGCGCTTTTATGTATCGGACGCACACTTCAAGGAACTTTGCCACAACGGAAGTTGCTGCGGATTGCCGCCAACGTGGAACTACAGCAGGGGGCAGATGTGCGAAGCACTGAACATTTGCAAGCGCAAGGGATACGTGAGGTGGAGCGACATCAAGCTGGATGCAGAGAACCTTTTGAGGGCGAGACTGGAGAAGGCGATGAACCTGGGAACAAGAGAGAAGTACTCGAAGTATTACACGATGAGCGCAGCCGACTACATGAAGTGGTGCTGGAACAATCCGCAGGCAGCGCACTCGCCATACAAGATGTTCGAAGGGGCAATGTTGCCAGATGACGAACGAGACAGCGAGGGAAACATCGTATACAAGTACAACGGAGCGAAATTTTAAAATCAGAATCGTATGCCACAAGGTAATAACAACAAACATCGAGCACAGAAAATCGACATCGAGAACCGCCTTCAGATTATCGCACCCCTATACCGCAAGGGATGGACGGAGCGAGAAATCACGGCAGAGGTGAGGAAACGGCTCGACAGACCGAAATACAATCAAGCGCACTGCGACATTCAGCGGTTATTGAAGGAGTGGAGGGAAGAGAGACTGACCGACACGGACGAAAAGATAACAAGCGAGGTGGCAAGGTTGAAGCTGGTAATACGTGAAGCCTGGGAAGCCTGGGAGAAGTCGAAGGAAGACTACCACTTGCAGAAATCAACCCAGCATGGACAGCCTTTATTTGATGAGCGAGGAAAGCAGATTTCAATCGAGACCGTCAAGGCGATAATGTACGATGCCGAGAAGCGAGGATTCGGAGAACCACGCTACCTCGACATCATCATCAAGGCAGAGACGCAAATCTGCAAGCTGCTCGGACTGGATAAGGTCGTGCTCGACCTGAACGCAGGCTTCCAAGGCGGCATCGAGGTACGCTACATCAACTCGGGACACCAGTGCGCATCCAGCGAGCAGGAAGTAATCGAGCGTGAGGGATTGGATAAAGAATAATTTTTTTACCATAATTTTGTTTTAAGTTTTATTGTTTGTAAGAATGGCACTATTTGACGTTATTGGTGAACTGTATGCCCCGAATGCGGACGTGAAGCCAAGGTTTCTAGTAAACCAAGGAGGCACGTCCTCGGGGAAGACATACACCATTATGCAGCGTCTTATAGTGCTTTCTTTTGAGCATCCAAGGGTAATTATCACGGTGTGCGGTCAAGACCTTCCGAACCTAAAGGTGGGAGCCATGCGAGACCTCGACACCATCCTGCACACAAGGGCAGAGTTGCTGGACTGGTTCAAGAACAACAAGAGCGACAGCAGCTACCGAGGAAAGAACGGCTCAATCATCGAGTTCAAGAGTTACCAAGATGCGCAGGATGCGAAGAACGGTAAGCGAGACTATCTGTTTGTTAACGAGGCGAACGGTGTGCCATACGAAGTGTTTTGGCAGCTTGCCATCCGAACACGTAAGCAGGTATTCATCGACTACAACCCAAGTGCAAGGTTTTGGGTGCACAACAACATCATCGGCAGGGATGATTGTAGATTGATCCTGAGCGACCACCGAAACAACCGATTCCTGACTGAGCAGGAACACAAGAAAATTGAAGAGATTGACGACCCAGAACTTTGGCGAGTATATGCGCGTGGACTGACTGGAAAGATAACCGGGCTTATCTTCACCAACTGGGGCATCGTTGACAAGCTGCCACCAAGGGATGAGTGGAAGATGGAATGCAGGGGTATGGACTTCGGATTCACCAACGACCCAACTGCGCTGGAGCACGTTATATTGGCGCACGGAGAGTTATGGGTGGATGAAGAAATCTACCAGCCTGGAATGACGAACGATGACATCGCAGACCGATGCAAGGAGCAAGGACGGACGAAACGTGACCTTATCATTGCGGATTCGGCAGAGCCTAAGAGCATTCAGGAGATACACAACCGAGGGCTGTGGATAATCGGCAGCACCAAGGGAGCGGACAGTATCAACAACGGTATCGACATCTTGAAGCGTTTCCGCATCAACATAACAAGACGCAGCCACGGCATAATCGGGAACATGCAGCAATACAAGTGGAAGAAGTCAAGGGATGGAGAGACCACGAACCAGCCTATAGACGCATTTAACCACGGCATAGACGCAATACGATACGTAGCCTTGAAGAAGTTATCCGTAGCGAGCCATGGAACGGCTAGGGCGCACGTATTGAGACAAAGATAACGATAAAAAATATAAAGCGTATGGATAATAACACTACATTCAAGTACTGGCTGGCAGTGGCAAGGCACACCAGCTACAAAATCGGCAAGCAGCCACGACCAGCGTTCGTTGGAGGCAAACAAGTGCCCGACAATCTCAACCAGCTATCCATCGGGCAGCTGATAGACCTTTCCCAGCTATCAGACAGCGAGGAAAGTCTGTATCAGATAGTGACAACCGTCCTCGGTCTGAGCCACAAGGAAGTGGAGCAGGCTAGGGCGGTTGATGTCGTTATGCTCATCGGCTGGGTAACAGCAGAGGTCGAGCGCATCAACAAGCTCTTCGAGAGCACAGACACAGCGAAGCCAACGAGACTGGAGAAGGAGGCAGGCATCGATACCCTGCGGTTCGGACTATTCGGCATGCTGGACTGGTATGCGGTAAGGATGGGCATCAGCGACCACGACCAAGTATTAAAAACGCCATGGCTTCGCATCTACAAGTGCATGGAAATGGACAACAAGAGAAGCGTGTACGAGCGAAACCTGCAGAAGTTGCAAGCGGAAGAAATGAAACGTAAATCTAGATAATTATGGCAACAATCAGAGAAACATTAAAGCAGCTGGCAGCAGACACGCTACCAGACTACACCTACCTATTCGAGGACTGGGACACAGCGGACACCAAGCTGGAGAAACTAAGCTACCCAGCTATCGTGTGCATCATCCCAGCCAGCGGCACGACAGAGATACGCAACGGCAGGGTATACGACACCGTGAACGTTGCCCTGGCTTATCTCGACACCGTACCGAGGGCAGCGGAAGGAGAAGACAATGGAGAGTGCATCGACCGAATGAAGGTGGCAGGGGCGAGGATGATACGAGCCATCAACCAGTCGCACCAGTTTGAACCGCTGGAGGGGCAGCAGTACTACGAGACCATCATCGAGCGTTTGAGCACAATCGTGTCGGGCGTAATGTACTCCCTTCAGCTGACACAGAGCATAGGAGGGTGTGAGGTATGAGCAAGGGAGGCATTCAATTCGACCCCAAGGCGGCATCGCTCATCATGCGTGAGGAAGTGGAGAGAGCACGGCAGCTTATCATCAACCACATTCGTATCAACGGACAGAACGCATCAGGGCGAACGATAGCTAGCCTAAAGGTGGAGCAGCCCAGCGAGGAAGAAACCATCCTATGGGGACACAAGCCATTCGGAGTGCTGGAGACCGGACGAAGGGCAGGAAAGATACCATACGGCTTTGCTGGCATCATCCGGCAATGGATGAAAGACAAGGGACTGCACGGAAGACCTATCCCCTACAAGACCGACCGGGCACACAAGTATACACCACAAGAGCGTGGCGACATGAGCATGGCTGGAGCCATCGCCCACACCATCGCCAACAATGGTTCTAAACTGCACCGGACTGGCGGCAGGGCTGACGTATACAGCAATGTTGTGCCCGACACGATGAAGCGGCTCGGACAGCGACTTATTTTCTTAATCCACCAGTCGGTGGGAAGTATCAAACTAAACAATGAGACGGTATGAGACAGACAGTGAACAACGGATATTCTTTTTTCTATCCCGATGAAGTATGCTTCGCCTTCTTGCCTTGCATGATCAGAGTGAGTGGAAGCAACCTATCGTGTATTGAGGTAATAATCAGATGGGGCAAAACGGAACGAGCCTACAATGTGGAGGCGTTCAACGGAAAGTGTATAACAGACTTCAAAGCATACGTGCAAGCCATTTTCGATGGACGCATCAATTCAGGCGTGGACTGGACGATAAACTATGACGTCAATAACCAATCCCAGCACATAAGAGTTGAGGTTAACGCATACGATTACAGAGACGGACAGCTTGCGAGCATCGAATTCACTACGAACGTAGTATGGGGTGCGCCAAGGTTCGGGGAGACCTGGAACGGCTACAAACGCCTTACGTGGTTCACCAACTATCCGTTCTCTTTTGGTATGTATTTAAGTAAGGCGGACACCAAACTGCTTATAGGTTACGAGGGAGCACCCAACAAGCTGCTTGAGATTCCGACCACCGACATGATAGACTTCAATGCAGCCATCTTACCAAGCGGTGCCAGGTACTGGAACATCTACGACTACGATGGAGAGATTCAGCAGGGAACGTTTGACAATACTTTCGACCTTACTTTCTGTCTATCTGCCGGTGGCAAGCAGTCACTATTGCTGCGCATTGACAGAGACGATACCGAGAGCGGCATCTATCTGCGTTGGATTGACCGACACGGATTCATTCGCTATTGGCTATTTGCGTCTGGGGAGGAAACGAGAGAAATAGCCAGCGACCTGAGTTTCATACGCAACAATCTGTGTGGATACAGCGACATATACGGCTACGTTGGCGACAGCGGAAGAAGGCAGGGATACGAGCGCACGGATTCAATCAAACTTTGTGCCCCGTTGGTTGACAGTGATACGTTCGATATGCTGCAAGACCTAGCCAGCAGCCCAGTCGTTGACATGTACCTCGGGGGAGACTGGATGAACGAGGAAGACCAGTGGACGAGCGTAACAATCAAGGCAGGAAGCTACACGAAGAGCACAGCTTGCTTGCAGGATTTCGTGTGCGAAATGATAATAAATAACATTAACGTTCAGAGATTATGACAGACCAGCAACTTTATATAGACGGTGTTTTGATGGATTTGCCGGAGAGCACCGATGTGGTGCTCGACATTAAGAGCAACCTTTTTCGTGACGTCACGAAAATGACCTCGAACTACACGTACACCATCCAGCTACCACGGACGGTGCACAACCTTTCAGTTTTGCAGCAAGCGGACAGACCGAAGAGCGGCAGCAGATACCCTTTTATTTTCCACCAGTGCAGTTATTTCCGTGGAGGTGTGCAAATTATCAAGGACGGACGATTGAACGTGCTGAGCATCGAGGAAAACATTGAGGTTTCAATTTACTGGGGTATAATGCCAGCGTTCACGAAGCTACTTGAGAGCGGAATGAAACTGAACGAACTGGGAGTGACAGACAGAGTGCTTTTTGAAAAGTACAACAAACCAAACACAAGGGAGGAAGCCGTGAACAAGGGAATATTCTTTGCTTATTACAACCCATACCGAATTGAAAGCAAAGATAACTTTGGTATTAATCTGGTGCAGAGGAATAAGTATACCACGACACAATACTCGGCTAGCCGTGGACGCATCAGAACTGGCGCAGAGGTCGGAAAGTACATCAGTGGAAATATAGAGAACGCATCGGACACGATTTGTGCTCTCATCCCCTTCTTGCCATCATCAACGGCAAATGTGCAAGCGCAAGGAAAGGGCGATTATAGAAGCTATGCAGTACTGGATAAGTACATGCGGGTTATATCCGTGAGCGGAGAAGATGAGACGCTGGAAGTATACACCATCAGAGGAGAGGCTAGAGCTGCATACCTCGTAGTGAATGCACCTGCCGAATATTACAGCACTCTGTCGCTATCAGTTACCGGGCTGACACCTATGCACGAAATGATAGATGGCGATAATAAGGAGGATTTCGTAGGCGATGATGTGGCGGTGGATGAATATAAAACGTCCCCAAAATTCTTGCAGCCATGTGTGACCGTAAACTGGCTATTGTCAAGGATAGCAAGGAAGTCGGGCGTATCTTTCGTTTGGCAGGATGATGAAGCAAAGAAGATGTTGAACAACCTCGTTGTGCCTATAATCAACAACAAGGCAGACGACAAGACAATCATCGGTAATCTGACCGCAGACGTTAAGAGCCGTGACGGACTGGGAGCACTTTCCTTTTCCGTCAACAACTCATTGACGTCAGTCACACCTAGCACTGGCAGCGATGTACAGAAACTGACGATAACGAAGGATTGCGAACTGATCTTTGATGTGCAAGTGCAATACTACGTCAGACATCAGTTTGAAGACGCAGCGGAGATTCAGTTGCCTATGGGCGTGAAAATGACCGTAACAACACCAAGTACCACCGGAGGTGAGGCATCCACGCAGGAATACGAGTTCGGAGATTTGAAGTACGAGGATGGACAGGTTAAGTACCCGGTCGTACTACGCAGATATGCTATCGATGGCTATCTTTATTTGCTTTCGGCAGGGACAAACACTATATCGCTAAAGAAGGACGATGTACTGACGTTTGAGACTATCATGCACGGAATAAACACAGTCAACATGCCTTCCGTTTATGGCGGCAAAATCACTGCGAGCGTCAAGAGTGGGGACAGCGTTCCGATTGGGGGAAGTTTCCCTATCGGCATAAACCTGCCTGAAATCGAGGTAACAAACTTCATAAAGTTTCTGGCTTTGATAACTGGCTCGTTCCCTAGGCAACTGACCAACAGCACGCAAGTGCAGTTTATCATGTTTACCAGAGTTTGGGCAAACAAGGCGAACGCCTACGACTGGAGCGGAAAACTCATTCCGTATGACCGCCAAGGTGCACCACGGAAAAGCGAGTATTCCGTTTCAGACTTTATGCAACACAACCGCTACAAGTGGAAGGAAGACGAAGAGACAACCGGGGACTATGATGCAGACCTCGTAATCAGCAACCAGACTTTGGGCTATGAGCAGGACACATGGACGCTACCTTTTGCAGCCAGCGATGACAACCGCATACCGATAAGAACACTTGATTCTTTCGGCATGAAGAATGGTGGAGAGTATAAGGGATGCAAGGAGCGGATAATGACGCTAAGAGATGATAAGGAGCAAGCTGCACTTCGATTTGATATTGACCTTCAGAACATCTTCGATACGAAGTACAAGCAGCTTGCAGCAAGTATCGCCAGGGCGCACGTAATCACGGAACGGCTCAATCTGTCGGACTTGGATATACTAGATTTTGACGAAACGAAGCCAGTGTACCTTGCACAGTACGGAGCGTATTTTGCTGTTCTGGAAATCAAGACAACAAACAGCGGATATTGCGAGGTTACAATGATAGAGTTGAACAATTAAAAAGAACGAACTATGGTAAGTGAAGACAAACAGCAGATTCTTGACATCAAGGTCAAGTACGAGGATGCAATCTATGGCATCATCAGATACAAGGAGAAGATAGACCAGCTAAAGCAATCCATCAAGGACTTGCAGCAGCAGGAAAAAGACAAGACCATCACGACCAACGAAATGAAGGTGCAGACGGAAGCCATCAACGCAACCATCAAGGAGTATCAGTACAACGTGCGCACCTTGCGGAAGGAGATCCAGAACAACGTGCGCACAGAGAACGAGCAGGAAGGCAGCTTGAAGCAGCTGCGTGCCCAGCTTTCCAATGCCACCAAGGCTTACGATGAGATGAGCCGTGCCGAGCGTGATAGTTCCAAGGGTCAGGAGATGCAGGAGCATATCCAAGACTTGATAGAGGAGCTGAAAGAGGCTGAGGAGGCTACTGGAAGATTCCAGCGCAGTGTCGGCAGCTATTATGATTCCATGATGAAGGCGGCTGACGACCTGCAGAACACCGAGTTTTTCGGTTTTGATGTTGTTGATGATACTGGAATCGGAAAGGTTATGGAAATGGGAAAGTCCGTGGAAGACCTAAAGGTAAAGTTTGGTGCGTTGAAAAATACGGCTCTTTCCTTATTGACCAACCCTTATTTCCTCGCTATGGCAGGTGTGGCAGGCGCAGGAATGGCATTCAAATGGTGGTATGACTACAACAAGGGATTGATGGAAGCCACACGACTGACGCAGCAGTTCACCGGATTGACCGGGGACGAAATGAAATCCGTGCGCAACGAGGCTCTTGCGGTATCCAATACATTCGGTTTGGAATTCACGGAGACGATGCAGTCTGCTAATACAATGAGCAAGGCTTTCGGTATTTCCGTTTCTGATAGTTTGAAGATTATTCAAGACGGACTGGTGAGCGGTGCAAACGCCAACGGTGAGTTCCTCGACACGATTAAAGAATACCCGAGATACTTCAAGGAAGCCGGACTGAATGCAGAAGAAATGGTGGCAATATCAACGCAAGCGACCAAGGAGGGTATCTTCAGCGACAAGGGCGTTGATACCATCAAGGAAGGAAATCTACGACTGCGAGAAATGACAACCGCTACGGCAGCTGCACTTGACGGAATAGGTATATCATCCAAGCAAGTACAGACAGAACTGCAGAACGGAAGCAAGACCACATTCCAGGTTATGCAAGAGGTGGCTAATAAGTTGAAGGAACTCCCACAATCAAGTGCCGCTGTAGGCAGCGCAATTGCCAACATCTTCGGTGGTCCGGGAGAGGATGCCGGACTGGCGTATATCGAGATGCTCGGTGACGTTGAGTTGAACATGGATAAAGTGAAGGCAAAGTCCGGGGATATTGCAAAGGCGCAAGAGGACGAATTGAACGCAACCAAGGAATTGCAGGACGCAATGGCTTCTCTTTTTGATTACACCGGGGGTGGATTCGAGACCATGAAGGCTCAGTTGAGCACGATTGCAAAGAAATCACTTACGGCAGTTATCAAGGGAGTGGTGAAGGCGATAAACTACTTCATCGATTGGTACAATGACAGCCTTCTGTTGCGAGGGGTAATCAATTCACTCGGCACAAGTTTCCGCTTGATGTGGAACGCAATCAAGCTCGTATGCAATCTTGGAATAGACGCATTCAAGAGGATGGGCTTTGCAGCCAAGGGCATGCTTGATATTCTCGAAGGTATCGTGACTTTCGACCTATCCAAGGCACAGAAGGGATTCAAAGAGATTTTTGACATATCCGGTACGATTAAGGAAGCATGGCAGGACATCAAGAATGCTGGTATCGAGATAGGCAATTCATTTGCTGACGGATTCGAGAACACCGTGAACGGAAGGCTCGAACACATAAAGCTAGACCGCGTGAACGGTGGAGCGACCAGCAGCGAGCCAGTGACCGGAAGCAAGGGAACGACACCAGCAGCAGCCAATGGCAGCACTGCCAAGACCAAGGCACAGAGAGCAAAGGAGAAAGCGGAAGCTAAGGCAGAAGCCGAGCGCAGGAAGAAGCAGGAGAAAGAATTGCAGGCACAGATTGCGCTTATCCAGTATCAGTACAACGAGAAAGTGATGGACGCAAAGAAGCGATACCTCGCAGGTATGTACGACAACGAGCGAGACTACAGCAACGACCTCGAACAGCTGGAGAAGAACATGGTGTCACGAAGCATTGACGCATACGTGGCGGCAGGGCAAATTGGAGCGGAAAAGGCGCAGGAAATGCAGGCAAAACTTCTCGACATCATGATAAAAGCAAAAGCGGACTTGAAGAACCAGGCGAAGGAAATTGTGGACGAACTCAACAAGGAGTTCGAGAACGCAGAGAAGGCACGCAAGGATGCAAATATATTGGGTGGTGGCACTAGCGATGAGGAGAACGACAACGCAGCCAAGTTGGAGCGGTATAAGGCTTTCCTAGAGCAGAAGCTAGCAATGACCCAAGAGAACACGGAAGCGCAGAAGCAGCTCCAGCAGCAACTCCACGACACAGAGGTACAGCTGGCAGACGATTCGAACAAGAAGCAGCAACAGAAAATCGGTGAACGCCAGCAGATGATGGCTAACATGATTTCTACGCTGGGCGATGGACTGTCTAGTTTCTTCAATGAGCAAGACAAATCCTTCCACAACTTCTTGAAATCCATGATCACATCTTTGCTTGATGCGATTGAGATGGCAATCACGGCTTACTATGCACAGATGTTGGCACATGAGCTGGCAGAAAAGTCGTGGTTTGGCGTTGCCAGTGCAGCAGGCATGATGGCATTAACCAAGGCAGCCTTTGCCGGAGCGAAAGCAGCCGTCAAGGGCTTTTCCACTGGTGGCTACGTCCAAGGCTCTGGAACCGGAACGAGCGACAGCATCCCGGCAAGGCTTAGTAATGGCGAGAGCGTAATGACCGCCAAGGCGACTTCGATGTTCAGCCCGATATTATCCGCATTCAACCAGCTAGGCGGTGGTGTTCCTATCGTAGTTAACAACGGAGGCAGCAACATCGGTATGGATATGCTGGCGGCAGCTGTAGCAAGAGGGTATCAGATGGCTCCACAGCCAGTAGTGAGCGTTGAGGAAATAAACCGAACCCAGCGTAGAGTGCAGACGATAGAGAATATTGGCAGGATTTAAAGGGTAGTTATTTCTTCAAGATTCGCGTTCTGAGCGGTTTTCGCTTAAAGGTGGTAAGGTTACACACCAAAGGCAATAAAAGCCGCTTAGAACGCAAAATTTCGGCTTGTTTAGAAAAATTAACTGCTTACGAGATAAACATATTGAAAAATATCGTATCTTTGCAGCGTTTTAAAACTTAAAAAATCACGATTCAATGGCAAAACTCAGAATATACAACGACATCGACAGCCAAGACAATAAGTTCTGGTATCAATGGTGGGGAGGAGATTGCGTATGTTTCCAGGATATAGATGCTTTTGCAGCAAGCATACCGAAAGACGATGATACAATCGATATGCGCATCTTCTGCAATGGCGGCTCGGTGATTGAAGGCTGGGCAATTTACGACCGACTGCGACAGAGCGGCAAGAAGATTTCCTGCACCGTTGAGGGCAAGGCAGCATCCATGGCAACAATCATCATGCTTGCAGCACCAAAGGAGAACCGCAAGGCATACGAGAACGCTGCCTTCCTCCTGCACAACCCATATGTTCCTGGCTACCTTTTAGGCGACCAGCTGAACGCAAAGGACTTGAAAAACCAGAGCGAGGAATTGCAGATGTGGCAGGATATGATGGTGGACGCATACGTAGAGCGGTGCGAGTGCGATAGGGAAGAGATACAAGCCTTGATGGATAAGGACATCTTCATCAACACCAGCGAGGCTTTGCGCCTAGGTCTTATCAGCAGCACCATTGTACCACTCAGCGCAAGCGCATCGAAACGCAACATAGAAAATTTTATTAATTCAAAACAACAAAATCCAAAAGCAATGGAGAAGAAAACAGAAGTAAAGGCTTCTCTCCTCGACCAGATTCTCGCCAAGTTGGGCGTGAAGACACTGGAGGAAGCAGAGCAGGCGGTGGCAGAGCCACAAGCCAAGGCAGAGCCAAAGGCGATGGAACTCAACACAGCGGACGGACAGACACTGACCGTTGAGCGTGAAGAGGGAGATCCACAAGTTGGCGACAAGGCAAGTCCGGACGGAACGTTTGAAATGCCGGACGGTAAGACAATTGTTGTCGAAGACGGTGTAATTACCGACATTCAGACCGCAGGCAATGAAGGCGGTGAAGGCAATGAAGGCGGTGAGGGCGGCAGCGCATCAAGCACCGACAACGACACCGTAGCCAAGTTGAAGCAGCAGGTAGCAGCACTCAAACAGCAGTTGAACGACACCAAGGCACAGCTGGCAGGCGCACAGAAACTCGCAAAGAGCAAGGAAGACATGCGCATCCTGAATGCTGTGAAGATGGCAGGCGGTGCTGAGAAGGTTTTAGCAGGCTTCAGCAGCCACTACCAGCCAGCACAGCGACAGCCAAGCGGCAAGGGCGCAGGCGACAACGTGAACGCTGTCGAGGAAGGCAAGAACGCCATCAAGGAGAGACTTGCCAAGCTCCACAAAAAGGGCAAGAAATAATCAAGTATTAACCCATTAAATCAAAAGAAAATAATGGCAGGATTTACAAAACAGCAACTCGAGAACCTTAAACTCGAGCCAGAAAACCTCGCAAGCATCAAGGATGCCGTGCAGGAAACCTTCTACAACGATGAAGACTTCTCTTCATTCGTGAACATTCAGAAGGTCAAAGAGAAAGACCCTATCGCTCTTATCGGAGAGATGGAAATGGTCGGTAAGAAGGGTGGCGGTTGCGACCCTACCTACGAAGAGAAGGGTATCGCTAACTCTCAGAAGCTTTGGGAACTCGGACAGTGGGAAATCCCTCTCAAGATTTGCTACGAGGCATTGAAGGGAACCATCGCAGAGTATTCATTGAAGACTGGTACAGCCATTGGCGACCTCACCAGCACCGACTTCATGACAATCTATGCAGATGCACTCCAGCGAGCCATGCAGCAGATGATTTGGCGTTTCGGCTGGCTTGGCGACAAGGAAGCAGCCCTGGCAAGTGAAGAAGGTGGCGGTGGCGGCAAGCTGACAGCAGGCTTAGATATCAGTAATTTCAACGTCTGCGATGGTCTGTTCAAGCGCATCTTTACAGCCACAGCGACCAAACATACCGCCATCGCAGCCAACAGCGAGACCACGGCAGCATTGCAGATTTCTGCATTGCGCAAGAGTGGTGCGGCTACTACACTTGTAGACACCATTTTGATGGATGCAGACACACGTATCGTTGACGACAGCGATGCCGTATTGCTCATGACACGCTCGCTTGCTGACGCATTGACCTACGACCTCAAGAAGACCTACCACGACATTATGCCATGGGAGAAGTTGTTCGATGGCTTCGAAGTAGCGACCTACAACGGAGTGAAGATTGCACGTGTCGGCATCTGGGACAGAATGATTAAAGCATACGAGAAGGGCGCAACGACAGTCAACCTTCCACACCGTGCGGTATTCTGCAACCCTAAGCACCTTATGATTGGTACAGACGCAGACAATCTCATCAGCGACCTCGACATCTGGTTCGACCAGAAGGAGCGCAGAAACTATCTCTATGCTACTGGTAAGATTGGAACGGCTCTCCTCGAAGAGGACATGATCCATGCAGCTTACTAATCGCTCCAAATTTTCAGTTTAGTATTAAGTTATTTTGACAATCCTCAACACCCACAAAACGGTGTTGGGGATATAACAATTAAAAACGAATTAATATGGCAACAACTTGCGAGAGCCTTATCGCTCAGGACATCATCATCCCTTGCGAAGACCAAGTAACAAAGGGACTGGAGGGCGATGGACTTATCATCAACCGAGACGACATCGACTTCACCAAGTCCGTTGTAGCGGGCAATATAATTAAAACATTAGTTTTGAAGACTGGCAAGAAAGCATACGCTATCCGGCAGGAAGGCAGCAAGCCATTCACTGGAACCAAGACCGAGCTGACCGTTGGCACGTACCGCAACAGCTGGAAGAACACCGTAGCAGTCGTGGTATTGGCTAACACACCTGACGTTTGCGCCAATATCATTGACGGACTGGCGAATGGAAAGTTCGTTATCATCCTTCGCAACCTCTCTAAGGGAGCGGAAGGAAAGGCAGAGTATCAGGTATTCGGATATTCGCAGGCACTGAAGGCAAGCGCAGGCGAGAACGACAAGTACTCAGGCGATACCGAGGGCGGCTGGCTTATCACGCTGGAAGAGGAGAGCGTACCAAAGGCAGCTTACTTCTTCTTTGACACCGACAGCGAGACAACAGCAGCCAAGTATCAGAGCCTTCTGACGGAAGCAGCAGCGTAGCCTATGACATACAAGGAAGCAACAGCCAAGGTCGGGGAGTTGAAGGCACGTTTCGACAGTCCCTTTGATGCAACCGACAAGGCAGTAATCGAAACTCTATATTTCGAGGTAACACGCAAGCGTTTTGTTCCGACAACCTGCCAGCAGTGTTACCACGATGCTTTAATCGAAATTTATCTAAAACTCAAAAAAGAAAAGGCAATGCCAAAAACATGTAATTACGCAATGAAGGCAGGTTTTATCATTTCCTGCCCGGACTTCTACCATGGTAAGATTTTCACGAACGAGAACCTGACCGACAAGGTAGCGCACGAATATCTGACGAAGTACCCACACATGGAAAGCTACTTCCAAAAGATACCCAGCGATGAACTCATCGAGAACAAGCAGCCGCCAGCAGGCAGCGACAGCGGTGCAGATGATACCACCGGGAAAGATCCTGCCGAAAAAACAGCAGGCAGCGACAAGAAAAAAGACCTCGACCAAGCCGAGAAAGCAGGCAAGGAAGAAGAGTAAAACAACAAGTAAAACGACACAAGCAGTATGAACGTTAAGACAGTTAAGAAGCCAAAGCGAAGGGTTGATATTGGCTACGTCAGCCGATTCAAGATGCAGGCATACGGATATGATAATCTATATCCGCAGAACCTCGCACGCATCACGGAAGCCAGCGGTACGGCAATGCTTTGCCTTAACCGATATGCCCGATTCATTGAGGGCTACGGCTTTGATAGCGACATTCTAGCATCGTTGGCGATGAACCAGCAGGGGGACACGGCAGACGATTTGCTCCGGAACGTAGCGCAAGACCTCGCACGCTTTGGAGGCTTTGCCCTTCATGTTAACTACAACGTTCTAGGGCAGGTGTCGAGCGTGAGCCACGTACCCTTTGAGAATTGCCGCCTTGAAGAGACGGACGACAAGGGGAACGTGGCGCACGTCTTGCTGCATCCCGACTGGGAGCAGAAGAAAACGAGGAACGGAAAGCGTTTGATGGTGAATGAGAAGACCATTGAACGCATCAACGTCTTCAATCCAGACCCTGACATCGTTCTTGAACAGATTGAGAACGCAGGAGGCATCGACAGCTACAAGGGACAGATTCTGTGGCAGAGCCTAGACGGAAAGTTCATCTATCCGACAGCCAGCTACGATTCTGCCATCACGGAAATTTCGACCGATGAGGGACTGGGAAACGTGAAGATGCGAAACGTCCGCAACAACTTCCTCGTATCGTGTATGCTTGTAACCAAGAAGGGCGTGCCTAAATTCAACGAGAAAGGCGAAGAGGTTGAGAGCGGACAGATGATTTCCGATGAAGACCTTTTGCAGTTCCAGGGGGACGAGAACACAGCGAAGATTCTTGCTGTAGAGGTTGAGAACGAGGAAGACGAACCAAAGGTTGTCGCCTTCCCGACTAAGAACTTCGACAAGGAGTTTTCTGTAACAGACAGCAGCGTTGTTGAACGCATCTACGCACAGTTCCACCAAGAACTCTTCTACTCAATTCGTATTGGCAAGCTGGGATTCAGTGGGCAGGTGATGCAGGATGCCTACGAGTACTATGCCGGAGAGGTAACGACAGAGCAGCGTTTCATCGAGCGAGCCTTCAAAAAGATTTTCGAGAACTGGCACGACCCAGCCATTCAGAACCTATACCCCAAGCTGCAGCCGTTGAAGTATATTAGCAGCGAAGCGGCAGGAAACAACACTATAGATTAATTGATTGAGCCTATGGGAGAACAAAGAAAACAACTTATCACGGTTGATCAGTTCCGAGAACTGGCAAGACCGACCAGCGTACACCTAGATAAGGATGAAGTGAACGCATACATTCGGGAATGCGAAGATGCGAACATCATACCAGCCATAGGGTATGAGCGGTTCAAGGCAGCGACCGAGCAGGGAGAGTGGGGCGATTCAGTATTGCCCGATTTCCAGCCTGCAACTTTCCTGGACGGTGGCGAATACACCACCAAGAAGAATGGAGATTGCAGCCAAGAAGAAACCAAGGTGCAGAAGTACACCAGCGGAATACGCAAAGCACTCGCTTATTTCACGTATGCGAGGCTTTTTCGTTCCGATGGCACAATTATAAGCCGAGCAGGTGGAATGCGCCACAGAGACGATTATTCAGACCATGTTCAAGACGTTTCGAGCAACAAGCAGTACAACGACATCATGGATATGGCAGAAAGATATTTATCAGATGCTCTCGAATATCTCAAGACATTCACCCCGAAAGGGGAAGTGAAGGCACAGAGAGGGACTAGGGCACACATTCACGCAATAGGCAACTAAAAGCATATAAGTTATGAACGAGGATATTCAAAAAATGCTCCGTATGGCAGAGCTGATACGAGATGCAACGCAGGTTGGAGAAAACACAGCGGTGCGTGTCGGCACGGAAATTTACGACATCGTTGTCGAGTTAAGCAGGATGCTTGCCATGATGGACGATAAACTGGAGAACGATGCGGTCGTTAGGATTATCAAGAGTGAACTCGCCAAGATAACAATAATGGAAGCGCAAATTGCGGATGGGGCGATAACGGCAGCGAAGCTTGCCGATGGCTCTGTAAAGAACAGACACCTAGCATCCAATTGTGTGACCTCAGATAAACTACAACCGGGAGCGGTCAAACACGACCATCTGACCGAGGACTGTATATCAACTGGAAACATCAGAGACGGCAGCGTGACAGCAAAAAAACTCGGCACGGACATCTACAAGGATATTTCAAACAGAGTGACCGACATCGTGACGAAGGATTTTCCCCCAGCAATCACGGAGGAACAGATAACAGACATTACAAGTAAATAACAATTTAAAACAATAGATTATGCAATTTTTAGACGCAATTGGACTTGCTTCCTTTTGGGAGAAGATTAAGGACTGGGCTAATGAACGTTTTTTTAGCAAAAAAGGTGGTGAAATTAATCCTGAAAGCGGTTTGCAGTATATGATTAACGGAGAACACCTAGGTATAACAACAAGTGGTAATGAAAATGAAACTATAAACATTTTCGATGTGGATGAAAATGGAATGGAAGCTATAAATATCGTGAAGACTGGTGGCACTGCAACCCAAGTGTTGATGGCAGACGGCTCGGTCAAGGAGGTAGGCGGCAAGAGTGGCATCGCAGGACTTGATGCCAACGGAAGAATCCCGCTCGCACAACTTGGCAACCTCGATACATCTTTGTTCAAGTTGGTAACCAGCCTTCCTTCATCGGGCGAGAGTAACAAGATATACATCGTTAAGGACGGAAGCGATGCCAACGATGTGTATCAAGAGTATTACTATACCAATGGTTCGTGGGAAAAAATCGGTACTCACACCGTGAAGGTCGATTTAACGCCTTACGCCAAAAAGACGGAAGCGGTAATAAATATGGATTTCAGAGGTGTAGCATCCGATGGGTCATCTACTTCAAACACTTCAATTCGAAATCTTGTATATACACTAGGTGATGGGAGGGTGAAAGTAGCGGATGTACCTCTTGCTGAACCCAGAAATACTGGGGGAAGACCTTATCCTGGTCAAAACGGCTTCATGAGAGCCTCCGATAAGGCTAAGCTAGATGGCATTGCGGATGGTGCAACTGCGGACAGCGCAATCCCAATATCGGTAATTGATGCATTAAATTAGAAAGGGGGTTTATATGAATTTCTTAGATAAAAATGGACTAAACCATCTTTGGACGAAAATAAAAGCAATTTTTGGTACAGCTATTGTTGAAAGTTCTCAAAATTCAAACATTCCATTTGTTGCAAATCATCAAATTGTTAACGTGAATAGTTCAGGTCGTATCAACGTATTTAACTGGTTTCAAAAGGCATCGGTAGGAGGCATCCTGGAGGTAGTCTTTACAGGAGCGCAAGAATGTCACACTTTTTGCAGCCAGGCTGGTATTAGCGTTCTGCTTAAAATGAAAGAAACATCAAATGGTCCAATTCTTAGTAGGATTGAGTTTTTGGAAACGGCATACAATACCTATGCACGCTTAATTAAGATTAATAATGCTAGTCTTCTTGTCGCAGAGTTTGTTCAAAACAAGTAAAACTAAAATAAT